GATGCGATTAAACATATTTTTACTTCGAATCTTCTCCGTCAAACAGCACTTGATAGTTTGCAAGGACGTGGGCCCAGCCAAATCTTTACACCTGTTGTCAGTTTGCCGGAACTCGAAGCGTTAGTTTATAACTGGACATTTTTTGAAACGAACATACACAGTCGTTCGTACAGCCACATCATACGCAATATCTATGGTGTGCCTAAAGAAGTGTTTAACACAATTCACGACACTGACGAAATTGTCAACATGGCGTCAAGTGTCGGTAATTATTACGAAACACTACACATAGCCAACTGCATGAAGCAAATGGGCACAATGATAGATGAACGCGAACATATTAAACATATATGGTTAGCATTGCATGCCAGCTATGCACTAGAAGCGTTCCGTTTTATGGTATCGTTTGCAACTAGTTTGGCCATGGTTGAGAACAAAATCTTTATTGGTAATGGTAACATTATCAGTTTGATTTTACAAGATGAATTGCTACACAAAGGTTGGACTGCTTTCCTAATCAATCAAGTGGTTAAGGAAGACACACGTTTTGCCGCAATCAAAGAAGAATGTGAACAAGAAGTGTATGCATTGTACATGGATGTTATCCGTGAAGAAAAACAATGGGCAGACTATTTGTTTAAGAAAGGTCCTGTGATTGGATTGAACGCAAACATTCTAAAAGACTTTGTAGACTACACAGCAGTTGGCGCACTTAAAGATATTGGTATTAAATATCAACAGGCCGCACCTAAGTCTACTCCAATTCCTTGGTTCAACAAACACGTTGATACTAGTAAGAAACAAACAGCATTACAAGAAAGCGAATCAACCAATTATGTTATTGGCGTGATGAGCGAAGGCATTGACTACGATGCCTTACCAGCACTATAATAGGAGACAACAATGTCAGGAAAAGGAAGCAAATCTAGACCTTTCAGCGTCGATCGTCAGACCTTTGAAAGTAACTGGGATCAAATTTTTAAGAAAAAGGAAACACAGAATGAAAGCCATAGTATGGAGCAAGAATCAATGTCCGTATTGCGACCAAGCGAAGAATCTTCTAAAAATAAAGAACATTGAATTTGAAGAACGTAACATTAACAAAGATTGGACAAGAGAACAACTATTAGAAGCTGTGCCCAATGCCAGAACTGTGCCACAGATTTTTTTAGATGATAAATTAATTGGCGGCTTTACAGAATTAAGAGCGCATTTTCAAAAGGTATAATATGTTAATTTCAAAAGGTATGGCAGTTGGTGAAGTAGTTACAATCAAAACTACAGCTGGAGAAGAGATTGTTGCCAAATTGGTAGAAGATGGTGTAATGGGTGTTACAGTAAGTAAACCCTTGTGCCTAACAGCAACTAAAGACGGAATTGGTCTAGTACCATTTTTGTTTACCACAGATCCAGATAAAGATGTTACTATTATGAAAAACAGTATAATGGTATTGGCACCTACTATCAAGGATGCCGCAGATCGTTATACAGAACAAACTACAGGCATTAAGTTAGTTTAAGCCTTATAAGTAGATAATTGGGTTAATAGATCTGCAGGTAAACTATATCTGCTAGCTTCTTTAATCCAAGCATCATACGCAAGTTTATACCATTCATAATATTGTTTTGCTGTAGTAGTTGCCGCTTGCATATTCACATAATCTGTAGAAGCGTTTACTGTTTCTCTATCCTTTTTATATTGAGCGGCAATAGCTTGTTCACCGTCAGTCCAGGTGGTTTTATCTGTTTTAGAAGTTGTAAGGGCAATATAGTTTGTTCTATTTGTGGCGGCATCTGCACCTAATATCTTTGTAAATTCATTCCCCATCCAATCACTCATAGCTTTTGTTCTTTGATCTTGTGTCACTGCATCTGGATCGGATATTCCAAATATTGCCCAGTATTGGCGATTATATTTTAATTGATCATTAGATAAACCTTTTAGTTCATACGACCAAATACGGTTTGCATCTTTGTCTGAAACAGCAGCCGGCGGGAGATCTGCAACATGGCTTGCAACAGTTCTACCTGTTGGACGTACTGGATCCGATGACGTTGCTATAACCGATTTTTGTGGAGCTTCTTGTGCTTTGATAGCAGTGTAATTACTAATTTGATTTAAATTAAGATTGCTACTGGCAATGGATGACAATTGCGTTGGCATCGGTTTTGTCAATGATGACAGCATGGCATCTGCTTTGAGTGTACTCATTATACTAGCTGTACCTGCCGATGCTGTTGATACTAAACTACTAAAACTACTGGATAAACTACTACCAATACTACCAACTGCACTCGATATAGCACTAACAGCACTCAACCCAGCTACATTTGATGGAACAGATGTGAACGCAGACATTTGACTATTATAAGTACTCTGTGCCGCAGTATAGGCCGCTTGTGGTCCTGAATTAAATGCTGATAACTGTGATGAATAACTTGGATTGGGCAAAGTGACTCCACTAACTGTTACAGATGCCAGTGGAGGAGTAGGTGCAGTCGGAGCAACAGGTACTGTGGCATTAAATGCATTTACAGCACTAGCCACAGCGTGTGTGTCTGCAATAGGATCTCCAGTTAAACTAGCGCCTAATGTGCTAGCATGAGAACTCACTGCCGACTGTACACTAGACGTTGCGTTTGACAACAGACTTTGTGCATTTTTTAAAACACTAAGAGGAGCCGTGGCCGCTGCCAAATCGTCTGCTGATGGAGTAGTACCTGCGGCTTGCGCAGATTTATATGCTTGGGCTATTGCGGCATTAGATACAGCCATGTCAGTATGCATACTAGCCTGAGCTGAACTAATAGTAGAAGATATTGAACTGGTATCGACTCCAATAGCAGACAGCGCTCCAAGATGTGCTGATACATCGACATTAATTGCACCAGATTGTATACTACTTAACATGCTAGAATAAGATGGAAGAGCTCCATCGGCTGCCGAACCAGCTGCCGCCCTAGCAGTATCGGCCGCACTTGTTATGCTTCCTGGTATTACAAATGAACTTGATGCCGCCTTTGCCGCATCTGCTAAATTGGTAGCCGCACTGGCTTGTGCTTTTGCTAAATTGGCTATATCTGCTAGACCCATATTAACCTCCTGCCTCTGTATCACTGGATGCTGAAACAGACACATACGTATCACCGGCTCCGCCAACACCAATGTCATTTATTCTATGCACCGGTTTGTTCTCTGCAAATACTGTAGGCGATCCAGACAATGCAGTCGACGAATGTCCACAACTTTGTTTTCCAATAGTTCCAACAATCATTTGAGGTAAATTATTTGTAAAAACGGTTGTCGCGCCCGAAACATAAACGGTAGTATATGCGCCGTGTCCAGGAGTTGGACAAGTGCCAGTTCCGATGTCATTTAATCTAGAAAGGTTAGTCATACTCATATTTATACCAAAAATAATTGACATTTATTTTCTGCTAGTATATACTAGTGCTAAGTATTCGTACTTGCCTTAAAGGAGATTTAAATGGCTACAAACAAATATTCAGAATTCACCGCACTAGTAGAAGCAATGGAAGGTGACTTTGAAAAGTTCTATGATAAAGAAGTAGGTGCCGCAGGTACCCGTGTTCGCAAACACTTGCAAGAATTGGCAAAATTGTGCAAAGAAACACGAAATGATGTAACAGCAGTTAAGAACGCTCGAAAAGAAGCCAAATAAGTCAACTAAATATTAGTCTAAGGCGTTATATTATTATACGCTAAGGAGTATATTATGAAAAAGATAGTTTTTGCTTTATCATTGTTGGCATTGGTTGGAACAACACAAGCTCATGAAGGATTTTACCATCGCGGTGGCTGTTGCTATCGTGGCGGATATGGGTTAGGGTGGGTTGCTCCTGCGGTTGTAGGCGGAGTAATTGGTTACGAACTAAGTCGCCCAAATACAGTTTATGTCGAGCCTGCTCCAGTATATGTTCCTCCCCCAGTAGTTTATACTCAGCCCACAGTTCAAGCACCTCCTCCAGGATACCATTGGCAACAAATGATTGACCCTCAGACCAATACTCAAAAAATTGTATTGGTACCAAACTAATGGCCTACTCAGCGCAGTTAATCGACCATTATGAAAATCCAAGAAACGTAGGATCGTTTGATAAGAACGATCCTACTGTGGGTACAGGTATGGTGGGAGCCCCCAGTTGCGGTGATGTAATGAAACTACAGATAAAGGTAGACGAAGATGGTATTATTAGAGATGCTCGTTTCAAGACATACGGATGTGGTTCAGCAATCGCGTCCAGCTCATTGGTTACTGAGTGGGTTAAAGGTATGCATATTGATGATGCTGTTAACCTTAAAAATTCCCAAATTGCCGAAGAACTAGCTTTACCCCCAGTCAAGATACATTGTTCAATTCTTGCCGAAGACGCAATCAAGGCCGCAATCAATGATTATCGTAACCGACACAGCCCAAGCTAAAATTAAACAAACTTTAGCCAAGCGAGGACGAGGCTTAGGCATCCGTATAGGTGTAAAAACTACGGGATGCAGTGGATTAGCCTATGTATTAGAATATGTGGATAATTTAGTTGAAGGCGACGATGCTGAGTTGTTTGATGGATTTAGTGTGATAGTTAATAAAAAAGATCAACCTTATCTAACAGGGTTGACTATGGATTATGTCCGCAACGGACTTAACAAAGGATTCGAATTTACCAATCCAAATTCTCGAGGAGAGTGTGGATGCGGTGAGAGTTTTCGAGTATAATCTCATTTGACAATATATCGGCATTCTAGTATAATACTAGTATTGTTATAACTTTTGGAGATTTATTTTGACACCAGAACAGAATAAATTTTGGAATCAATTAAAATTTGATGCACAATATTTTGCGCATATATGTGGCAAAGAGATGACGGGAAAATCAGAAAATAGAGTGAATAAAGAAGCTCAAAATTATCTTGATTTGGCCATGGCACATTTATCTAGAGAAGATCTAGCTAGAGTGATTAAAACTTGGCTTAGTTATTATCATTTACCATTGGATCCTAACAAGTTAGGAGAGACCTTTGATAAATTTCACAAAAAGTACGGTGCTTGGATTGCCAACAATACTAAAAATATTACAATGATCGGATGTCGCTAATGAGTATGCATTTATTGCCACCTATGTATTCAACTACAGGCAAAAAGAAAGGCAAAAAGAAATTTGCAAGTGCTGAGGCTAAACGAAAGGCAGAACAATTGGATAAAGAATGGAAAGAACTTCTTAAGCGCCAAGGTCTTGAATTAGAAGAAAAAAAGCGTCGACGTGCATTGACATCGGAAACTTTGAGTTCTACAGGCTACAGTTTGTCAATTCCGTCAGGTAGAAATACTACAGAAAATCTCAAAAGTTTGAACAGTGGCGCAGGTGTAGCAACACTAGCACCAGCCAAAGTTTACACAGGAACTAAAGTAAAAGGCATTGCAACCATGCATAAAAGCAACGCTGTGCCAATTTTTAGCGATGATGAGGCAGTTGATATCGCTCGTATGAGGCGATAAACAATGGTCTGGGATAATAATAGTATTTTACCCGGCAACACAGAGGATAACTATATATTGTCCACTAAAAGTTTAGTGGGCAAGGCTAATTTTTATAGGAGAAACGGAAACAGCCACACATTAACCAATGACGGTACTAGCGATACCTCATCCAGCGTAAAGGAGAAAAAAATGATACGCATTATCAAAATAGCAGTAAAC